GTTGATTATCCATTTTTTGGGTATCGTACCCCAAAAATGAATAACGCCCAAGACTAGGAGACGTAGATGAAACAGCAGGAAGAGTTAAAAACTTCTCAAGCTGGTCATCTAGATACCTGGCACACTTCCACATTCCGGATAGGAAGAAATTATTCCGAAGTGCGGTAGTGGATATCAGCTCCTTTGAGTCCGTCCGTTTAGCAGGTAGTAACTGACGGCATTTGACGATGGTTACGTCATGACCGTCATAATACTCCTTGCCACAAGACTCTCTGAACTTACCTATCCAGAAGCTCTTGTGCCGATTGATCTTGAACCCAAAAGTTTCAAGAACCCGGACAACGGATAAGACAGTGTCTTTGGGGACGATGATATCATCCCCATACACACGCACCTTCCCATCATAATCTGAAAGATCATGATGGGAAAGACGTCGATTGAGCCCATCTTCAATCCCCATGAAGCAACAAGTGAGAAACACAAAAGCTTCAAAGGGGAAGCAGAGGGCTGAACCCATTGACGCGAACTTGGCGAGTCTAATGACTTTGCCACGTACATCAGCCTTTCGAGAACGAGTCGAGTCCACAGCCCTGGAAAGCCATGGAAAGTGACCGGTGAGTGCTCGTACATGCTGATTCGAAACGCGATCTGATGCTTCAGACAGATCAATAGTGGCTAGGGACGCATCAAGCGAACCTTGTTTAGCCATAACTTGATTAGAAATCTGATCATCAAAACCCAGGAACGAGTACAGCAAATGATCATTCTGTACTCCCTGAACGATCAATTCCAATAGAGCTTGCTGCATGTATTGCATGGCAGTAGGCTCGATGGCAATGATCCGAGGCGTTTTGAGCGTCTTAGGTACAGTAATGACCCTAACAGGTCTTTCTGCACCAGGTTCGAGGATGTCCACTCGCTGTGCCTCCCGCCAGTAAAAATGGGAGGGGAAGAGATATTCCGCGCTAGGAAAAAGTTCTTCCAAACGCCGAGTCCATTCCTTCTGGACATACTTTTGATTCGCCAAAAGGCGATCAGCAGTGGCCCCAGGACCATGACGAGGTAGAAGTTTCCCTGAAAAGACCGATAGGTCCAACTGGGAGAAAAGCTGGTTAAACAGAAGGCCACTGATGCGTTTGAAACGCATAAGCTCCTCCGGTGGCAACAGCTTATCTGCTTCACGGACATCCTTCTCACACTCCATGAACCTTGCGTAAGCGGCTGTAATCCGAGCTGGACTACAGGGCAACTCAATCTTGCTATATAGCAGGGTCAACTGCCTAACAGCTTGGATAGAGTCTACACAAGGTTCATGCAGCAATCGACCGTCATTGGAGAAAACACGACTAAGGAAACCCGATAGAAATACCGGGAGACCACTCCGTCTCTTGAAACCAAGAAACGAGAGAGAGTCCACATAACCCTGTTCAAGACCTTTTTCGAAGTCTTTGCAGAATTGTGGAAGGGAAATCGTAAGAAACGATAGCCCCTCGTGTTTAACTCTGTCCTCGACAGTTTTTATGTCGCGGACCGTGCTAGTCTGACACCAATCTCCCATTTCGTGGGAGACCTTGATCCAGAGCAACATTAGGCTTTTCACACATCCTCCTTAAGAGGTAAGTGATCCCAAGCCATGAACAGTTGCTTAGGGAGAGAAGGTCAATGACCTTCCTCTACCCAGGGGCAAGCCATCACGACTCACCGCCCAGGAACTTCGTCGTAAGAGCAGCGGACGAGGCGGCCAGCTCATCAAGCATGGCTTTAACCACGTAACCTTGCTCTACGATAGTAAATCCTTGGACGGGCTTGTCGACGATGAGGGAAACTGTCATTGAGACCTGCTGGTTAAGCGAGGCATCAAAAGGATCTGCAGCGATCTTCGTCTGAGTCAGACGAATCACACTGCGAGTACGCTTCCCATAGGCGTGCTGCACGTGAACGGAAAAGATACCATCATCGGTACGAAAATCACCGACGTTGATACCTTGACCGACGCGCGGCATCGACTTGGCGACAGCATTGACATCCCAAACTTGGGGGTCAGCAAATGCCATGGCAGATGCTCCTTTCGGTGTCCCTGACGGGACGGTAGCGGTACACAGATTAGCTATTAACGACGGGTTAAACCCAATGCCGTTAAAATAGCAATTTGTCTAGGCGAGAGATCGCCCAGATCAATCCCGAAACCGTAAGGCGTGGCTTGAATGCGGTATTTAACATTTGTTGTGAATACCTCAGTCAAGTCAGGAATGTGATACCCTTTTGGGGTCACGTCCTTCATGCGATATGTATCTATGCGGAGTGAATTCTCCATCATATATCCATACGGCATGACAAGACCGTCGTCAGAAAAACGAGAGATGTTAGTAATAACATCACCCGTGTTACTGAACCAGTCGGCGGCCCAGCTCCAAGGTGCGAGATTCCAGATAACTTCTGGGGTGATTTTAACCCCATAAAGTTTCTGTAGTCTCTGGAGATGCCCCTTCCACTGTTTATGCACGTCAGGATCGACGTCTGCATAATAAGTGAAAGCTCCGGAAAACCATCTTCTGCGGATTTCCCGCGACTCGTAATAACGAGGAAAGATGTTATTCCCACCTTGCCAGAAACTGCTGTTGAGAATTCCACCAGCAACGATGGGCTCGTCACTAACAATGGAAGTCACAGTTTCCAATTTTGGGAAGGTATAGTGACGACGAACTCGACGACCTGAATCACGCAAGAACTGATCCCAGATTTTATCTGAGTTCCGAGCTGCGTGGATCCATTTCGTAAGATCGTTGATAAGAGGTTTCCAGCCAAACTCCCAGTTTAAGTATTCGTTCCCTACACCTTTATGTAGTTTACGAAGACGTGACTTGAAGAGGCTAGAACCAATCATCTTTGGAAAACTCTCTCGGAGTTCACCGAAAAGAGTAGCCAAAGACACTACAGGATTGGTGGGGATGGTTTGAGCAATAGCAGTAGTACCGAGAGCATCTAGATCAGTTCGTGAACTAGGTGTAATCTGTACATTGCTAGTGATATCACCATCCGAGAAGCTGGTTTTTGGATAGATCCTCCCCTTAAAATAAGAGGAATTATGGGCCGATCCAGACCAAATCTCGAGGTAGGGACTATTGTGATAGTAGCTACCTTTACGAGTGAGGAACTCGCCACCTATATCCGCACTACCTTTGCCTAAAAGGCCGAAGTAGTGCCCTTCGGACTCAGTATACTGAGTCGCATCGAGAGTTACCTCCTGCGTGCTATGAACGTTAAACTGTGGAAACAGTTTACTTTCAAAGCCGTGGCGGTGGAAGGATCTCAGAAGACTGATAGATCTTTCTTTACTCTCCATCCCAAAATAGCTCCTTACGGTAAAATGGTATCGAGGGCTCTGTGCACTGCGCGGAGTGTGTCGATTAGCACAGGGGGGCCTGAGG